TATTTCAGATATGAAAGAACTTTCTCTTGACGAAAACGATCTTAATGAAACATGGACTGAACGCTTACACATGGTTGCAGGTGATGAACGAGTTATTAGGAAATTCGCTTCATTTAATATGGATGACGGAATGGAACAGATTGAATTTGAGATGCAATATCCTGTTAGCGATTTTGCAGATAAGGAATATGTTATAGGATTGTTCACTCTTGGAATGACAATAGAATGGTTAACACCACAGGTTGACTCTGCAAAATTTACTGCTAGAGCTTTAGGAACAAAAGAAGAAAAAAACATGCAGAATCCATATAAAGATATGCAAAGTAGATTGGATACACTACAGCATGAATTTAGTAGAAAACTTGCAAGTCATGGATATATTAATAACTCATATGTGCGAGGTGAATAACTATGAAATATATATATGGTTCGTTCACTAAAAGACAAATTAAAGAAGCTGCACATGCGATGCACAACGATGTCCATAAGTTATTACTTTATAAGGATAATCGAATAGAAGAAAAAATATTTGAGAATGATGAAGCTTTTCTTATATTTTTTCAGAATGTCATGTTTAAATTTAGTGGAACAAAAACTCTATTTAATAATAATGGAATTATGGTCACATTAATGGCTACTTTGCAAGCCGCTTATGACGAAGTTACATCTGATGAGTTTGATTACATGACATTTCGTAGGGCTATTTTAGATAGCCACAATTATATTAAGCAGATGTTTGAAGGAGGTGTTGGTGATGCCAAGCTTACAGACAGCACGGCGAATCGCTAACGCCAAAACAAATAATGCGAAAACTTTAGGTCAGATTTATAAAGAAGAATCTGATTTTTTGATGGAAGAAACTTGGGATAACAGTATCACTTCCAAGACTTGTTACATTTATGACTACTTTCATGATGACTTCTTCACAGATGAACATGGAATTACACGTTCTCTTGCTGAAGGTATGACTTATGAAAATACCAATAAGACAAAGATTGACGCAAAGTTTATTGTCAAATCTTATCAGTCAATGGACAAAGATCAAGTAGAATACTATCTTATGTTTCGTCCAAGTCAGCCTGTAAGATTCAATGAAGGTGATGACCTTTATTATTATGAGACTGATTTTAGGAAACGCTATGGAGCGACATTTCCGATAGGACTTTTCGTGGACGTTCCAGATGATAGAGGAATTTATCATAAGTGGATTATCTGTCGTGATGAACCTGCAAATCAGTTCCCAAAGTATCTCATTTTACCAGTAAATTATGAACTTACATGGATTGAAAAGAATAATGATAAGCGTATAAAGAGACGTATGTGGTGTTGTTTAAGGCAGCAAAGCTCCTACACGATTGGAACTTACACAGACCGATATTTTACACACACAGATAATCAGGATAAGATATGGTTGCCAATGAACTCTATTACAGAGAAGTTTTGGTACACTTCTGAAGATTCTAAAAATATGCGAGTTGTAGTAAGTGCTTTAACAGAACATCCTACCGTATGGACAGTGACCAAGGTTGAAAATTCAATGCCATTTGGTATTCAAAAACTTACTATATATACGGCATTTTGGAATGAGCATACCGATTATGTTAATCTTGAAACAGGTGAAATGTATGCGAATTATTTCGATTCAGAAATTGCCCCAACAGATCCATCTACTCCAAACACTCCCCCATCTTCTACCACAGCAAGAATTTCAGCATCCACTTCTACAATCAAAGTTGGTGGCTCTTATAAAAATCTTACGGTAAATCTATTTAATGATTCTAATGAAGATATCACAACTGAATATACTGATGCAACCTTTACATGGACTTGTTCTATTGACGATGAAGATTGGACTGATAAAGTAACATGGCGAGCTGGTACAGAGTATAACCAAAAGAAAGTAAAGTTTCCTAGTGATTCTTCTACTATTGGCAAAATATTGTCTGTTAAATGCACTATTGAAAAAGATGGTGTAATAATTGAATCTGAAACTCTTGCGTTGGAATTAGCAGATTAGCAGATTAGGAGGTGAAAATAACGGAAAAGATAACTACAAAAATTGATCTATTAAATAAAATTAAAGAGTATAAATCAGCTCCTGATGATGAAAACATTCAATATAAGAAGAAAATTGAAAAAGCTTTATTAACTCGTCCAGACTTATTATATGCCCTCAATGAAAAAAGTTTAGAAACGGAACTTTTTGATGATGATGGCAATGTAAACTGGGAGTGGAATAATGAAATAGGTGAATATGAGCCATTAGGCGAATGGGAACGGTACTTTGGTAGTAATTCAAACATTCGTCCTTTTTTATTTATTCCTGACACTCAGACAGAAGTAAAACACTATATATGTTATCAAGTAGCGTTTGACGAAATGCCTCGTTATCAAGATACATTAAAGTACACAAATATTACATTTACAATATTTGTTCACGGTAATGACAGGTATGATAAATTAACAGGTATTCCACGCCATGATTTAATCGCTTCTATTATAAGAGAACGATTCAACTGGTCTAATATATTTGGTATGCAGACTCATCTCATATCTTCTAAAGAATCCACAACAGATAATAACTATCTCGTTCGTACTCTTGTATTCCAAGTTGTTGATACTAATGGAATTCACAAAACAATTGATGGTAAGACTTCTATCACCAATTATGGAGTTAGGCGGTGATTAAATGGATGTATTAGAAACGCTAGACAATCTACAAAATGCCGCAGAACAAGATTCTGAGAAAAATAAATCTAATAATAAAAAATCAGAATATCATTTTGATAAATTAAGAATGTATTTTGGTGAAGATTATACCATAAATAATATTACAATTTCTGTACCAACAATCGGAGATATTCTTGAAGTTGGGGAAACTAGATTTTATCAATCTTTATCACCTTTTCTCAATAACCCAACATCAATTAGGGTTTTCTTATATGATACTTTTCACAAGGATTGGAACAAAACCAAAGACATTGAAGTATTTTATATAATGTATCAACTTGTACAAGATAAAGAACCACTAAATTTAATTTTTAAAGATTTTAATTTTGATGGATTTGTGTTGACTCCCGCAAAGAAAAATAAACAAGATACAGAATATGACCACTTGGCACTATTTAACGAAGATAAGAACATCCTTATTTATGATGATGAATATTTAGAGATTGCGGAATATATTCGTACAATGATGAATGTTCATCCGAAAACAGAAAAGGCAAAAGGTAAAACCACAAAGCATTGGATGTTACAAGAAGATAGAATGAAGGCACAACAGATCGAAGACAAGAAAGGATCTTCCACTCTCTTACCTCTTGTGTCTGCTTGCATAAATCATCCTGGCTTTAAATACAAGTTAGATGATTTAAAACAAGTTAATATATGTCAGTTCATGGACTCTGTACAAAGAATACAGAAATATGAACAGGGCGTTGCAGCTATGCATGGTATTTATGGCGGCATGGTTAGTGCAAAAGATATCCCAAATGACTTAATTAATTTTATGAGTGATTTATAATCGCTCATTTTTTATTGCATAAAAATAACAAATTTCAAAGGAGGAAAATTAATATGGCATTTAAATTAGGTGACGTAATCGTTGATAGACTTCAGTTTGGTTACGGTGCAAAAGCAAATGGTACACCTCTGTATGCTTTAACTCAGCTTACAGAAGCCAATATTGATATTACAGCAGATTCTACTGATATCAATGATAAGGATGGAAACCTTGTATATAGAAAATATACGGGTAAAAAAGGCGAGGTAACTGCAACTAATGCATTTCTTAATCTTGCAGTTGTCGAAGCTATCTCAGCCACAGATGCAGAGATTGCAACAGAAGACAAAGGTATTGTTATGCCGATGATTCAGCTTGTAAAGGCAGGTGAAACACTTGATATTACTGGTTATGTAGATGGTT